TCGCGGTAAAGATCCATTGGATCTACGCGGGTACCTACGCACAAGATCTTGCCTGTTGGGCCAACACGGGTAAGAACTTCCTGTTGAATCCAGCGTAGTTGCTTTTCAAATTCTCCGCAGTTGGCAAGAGTAACGCAGTCATCAAGAATGATAAGATCGGCACGGGCACCGTAGATCTGGCCACCGATACCTAGGGCTTGGACAGTAGGATCTTTTTCACCTGAGTCACGTTCAAGGTAGATGGAGTCTGCCGTCCACTTCTCGGCGGTAGCCTTGAAGCCTTCAACTGGAGCATATCTACGTTGCATCTCTGCCCACTGGGGCGAGGTAAGTCTTTGCTTGATGGCATATAGGAACTCTTTAGCCATACCCTGGGTCTTGGAGACTAGCTTGATACGGACATTGGGATTGGTCACAATGCGGTAGGTAACATAGTCAATTGAGACTGTCATAGACTTGGCATGCTCTGGTGGCATGTTGACTAGGACGTAATTCTTGTAGCCTTGCTCGTAGGTCATATTCCCATGAAGCCAGGCAGGTTCACCTTCTTCTAGCAGGGATGTGACGTTCCTCTGGTGGTCGAACGTCACGGAGTTTAAGTACTTAAGCCTGAAGTCCTCAAAAGAAATATTGGCGTCATCGTCAGATACTTTACCCGCCCTGCGTTTAATAACGCGAGATAGGTCAATAGCTTCCTTAAATTGCGGATCGCTAGAGCGGTAGTACTCATAAGACTTGACGGACTTGCCGACTGCGCGGCAGGCGTCCTCAACAGTCACGCCTTCTTCTATCAGGGCTAGAAGGCGCTTCTTGGCGTCGGGCGCTGAAAGGGTGGCACCTTCGGCTAACTTGTAGCTGTTGCTCTTGTTAGACATCTGGCGCGTACTCCTAGATTCCTAATGAGTTGGAAATGAGCAACTGGGTTTGAATAGATCTATCCCACTGCAAAGCATCCCCTAGGGGATTGCTCATGGGTAGTTATGGGGGGCTTAGAGCCCCAGCTGGGTAACAAATACATAGGGGCCTGAAGGGCCCTGCATTTACCATCTAGCAAATGCTGCGAGGCTCGCGCTGAAGCGAGACGAGGCGGGGGGATTATTTAATCCCCTATATATACTAAGGCGTTGACTTTGACGTTTATCCCGCCCTAAGGGGTGTGATCTTAGTCACATTGTATATTACTGATGGGTAACATGCCTCTGACCTGCGGTTATGCCTTGGCGGGGGCCTATATTTATAAAAAATATTTTGGTGGATAGTAGTCGCCCCTTGAGCCAATATTAAAAACCCTGGGGGTTGACCGTACGTGTGGAGCGATTAGGCGGGGCATAACCCGAACGGTGTCGGTGGAATCGGTGGGCGGTAGCGGTGGGCGAAGCGGTGGATTTATGGGGCGAATCCCTATCGTATTCCTACGGGGCGGGGCGGTATTAGGGCGGATCGGGGCGGGATCGGGCGGTGTTGCCGTGTTATTGGAGCGAAGCGGGCGGACTGTCCTACCAGCCCCCGAACACCTGTTCGCACGATACGAGGCTCCCCGAATCCCACCGAATCCGAACAACTGTTCGCATAAATCCCCTAATGGTCATAAATATTTATTGACTGGTCATAAGGGCATTATCGGTAGACACTCCTAGCCCGATCGTGTAACTTATGAAATGTCGGGGAAGTTCCCCGCATGAAAGGACTACATCTAATGAATAGAAACCTAGAAGCAGACATGATCGCAATATGGGTAACCGATCAAGCAGAAGCGATCGCAAATGCTAAACCTTTATACACCATAGAAGCAACAGGGGCGGGCGGGTGGATGTCCTACCGCTACCAGTACAAGGCGGGCGTTCACGATTACTTCGGCTATGCAGAAACCGAAGCCGAAGCCCTAGCGATCATAGAAAAGGCGGGGGCATAACATGAACCTAGACGATTACCTAACCTGTTCCTCATGTCGCAAGGCTACCCATAAGTACGAGGTCTTCCCTGGTGAGATCTGCCTCTCATGCTACGAGCAGACCCCCGAGGCTAACGCGCCACTTACCGCGCAGGGGCTCGCTCAATTGGCTAGAACATGGGGCGGAAAATGACCGAGCGCGATCTCCTAAATGCTTTACAACTGGTGAACGATCTGAGAGAATTACTTACCACCGAACTTGAAAGGATAGGACTATGAAGAAACTCACCGCCACCGCGCTAATCCTGCTCGCTATTGTAGCGATCACCTACCGCGCCACTCATCACCCAGTCTATGGACCTTGCAAGCCCCACCGCGTAGAATGTGAGCGAACCCTGCTCGGATATGTCGGCAATAAATAAGGCGAAACGGCTCCCCCGAGCCGTCTAGGCGTATCGCGCCTGCTGATGAGCCTAAACCTCACAGACTATGAAAGGACTAGAAACATGTGTGAAGAATACAATGGATGGACCAACCGTGAGACATGGGCTGTCGCCCTCTGGCTCAATAATAACGTTGGGCTTTATGAAATATCCCAGGATTACGCTAAGAACGCCTTAGACGAACACCCAGATACAGGAGCTTTATACTGTTTAGAGGAATCACTAGAAAATTTCTTTGACGAGGCATTTTCTGACCTTGACGAGATGACTCAAGAAGGGCTCAACATGATGAGAGATATAGGCTCGCTCTATCGCGTGAACTGGCGCGAGATTGCAGGCAACATCATCTCAGAACTAGAGGTGAACGCATGAGCCCGATCATCTGCGAAACCTGTTACGAGTTTTTCAACTCACCAGAGGATTATCTTGCCCACTACAGGAAAGAACACGACGAGCCAACGTACTCACATGATCTAGACCTCTCTACCGTGGCGTGTACGGCATGCAGTACGTTTAATCTAGAAACCGAACTCTGCTTTAATTGTAAAAGTTTCCTAGAGTGCGTGAACTGTTGCGGGTGTGAAGAATGAGCCAGGTCTTCGCCTGCCGTGCTATCGGTTGCAACGTCAATAACGCGATAGACGAAACCTTAGAAGATTATTTCTACTGTGAAGATCATTTCACCTTGAACGAATCAGAGGCGAACGAATGAGCCACCTACACGCGCCAGCAGGGGCAGTAGATACCTACGAGTCCGCGAAACTAGGGCAGTGCACTTGCGGGGTTGATCTCGTCTCCTACCTCGCCCCGATAAATGCCCGCTACAACTGGGAAGACTGGCGCCCTACCGCGCTAGATGACCCCTGCCTATCCTGCGGGGGCTATGAAACGCCCTTCTGTTGTGGTGTTGATGAGCCACCAACGCTGTGTGAATGTGGCTATGTCCACTAAATCCTGCTACGCCTACGATTACCAGGGGCAGGAGTGGCTCACCCATTGCGGGTCTGGCTCCTGCCCGTGGAGCGTGTACACGCCCACCCTAAGAGACGCGAAGCATGCACGATCTAAGCACACGCGCCACGAGTGCGGGGGCGGATACTAAACACGCCACGACTGCCACCCATTGACTTTCAACTAGACATAGGCAAAGATCACCCTAAACAACACGGCTCATGCAGACTGTATGAACCGACAACCAACCCGAAAGGACGCGTACCATGCAAAACCTAGCAACGCAATTACCACAACGAATCAACGCCATGAAAGTAATTTCTTATGATGTCCAACAGATAGCTGAAACCCTTATGGCAGAGCAAGAATTAGAAGCCCATGAAATAACTTTAGAAATGGTCATGGAAAGAATAGAAACGTGGGTTGAGGAAGACTTTGCCCATGATGTAGCGGATAATACTATCTATCAAGACGAAAACGGACAGGAGATAGACGCATGAAGAACCCAGGAAGAATCGCCTACTTTGAGGCAAAGGCGAACCTACTACAACGCAACGCCGAACGCTTTGCCCGCGAAGGTCGCACGGATGACGCGGTTCAGGCAGGCATAGACATGGTGCGAGCCATGAGTGAAGCAACACGCCTACGCATAGGCTTAAACAACCCAACCGACACTAACGATGCAGCATAAGGAAAGGAGAAAACAATGGCTAAATCACTAACTGAAACTATTGGCGAGCGAGCGTCTGACGCGTTACATGAAGCGATCAGAATTGCATGGCAAGCTGGATACGATCAAGCACTGATAGACCTACAAAATCACGAACACCACATAAGCGAAATAATTGCAGAAGATATTGGAGAATAGTGCCACGCAATCTTAATCCCGATGACCAACCGCTATGTGCGGACAAAGCCTATGACCCAGAGATGTGGTTCCCTGAACCTAATTCCAAAGAAAATCCTCTGGGTCTACGCTACCAAAAGACAGCGATAGATACGGCAGTAGAAGCGTTGAGGATATGTGGCACTTGCCCATTACAGCAAGCCTGTATAGAGTACTCAATGGAATCCTTAGAGACTGTTCACTACGGTATCTACGGTGGCACACTACCTATGGAAAGGCAACGAGCTATTAACGCAGGAGATGTATCTAATACCCATTCATGGCAAGGCAAGATCAGACGCAAGGCAACGGAAGCAGACTTAACAGTCCCCAATGTAGCCAAGAGAGAAAGGCCAAAGCTATTAGTATCATTACAAGAAAGAGCATCGTGGCAACAATCAGCCTCGCAGTCATTGGAGCAGGCATCGTAGTAGCCCCACAGGGGCCTTTACAGCCGTTTAAGGGGCATCACAAACCTTCCCCACCCCCGACAACGCAGCAGTTGAAAGCCTACGCAAAGGCTAAATATGGCAAGGACGACATACAGTTTGAGGCACTTGATCTCTTACTGACTATGGAATCTCATTGGAACTGGCGATCTACTGGCGCTAGGACCACAAACGGTAGGGCATACGGTATCCCGCAAGCTCTACCCGCAAGCAAGATGCGTGTCGCAGGAGCAGATTACTTGACTAACCCATACACCCAGATAAACTGGGCTCTCTTGTATCTTAAAAGCAGATACCAGAACAACGCGATGTACGCGTTAAAGCATGAACTCAAACACGGATGGTGGTAAAGATGGAACCGTTAGTGCTGATGCACATATTGGCAAAGGACAAAGCAGCGATGTTACCCGCATGGCTAGAGCAGAACTTAGAGAAGATGGACTACCCAAAGGATAGGGTAATTTTGTACTTTAGAACTAACAATAACAATGACGATACGGCGCGTATCCTGCACGACTGGATAGATGACCAGCGTACTTTGCGTGATCGTGATGATGATGACTTTGAGTATTACAACTGGCGCGACATTATCATTGAGGACAGGGATGTGGACGCGCAAGTGCAGAAGTATGGTGTGCATGAGTGGACACCTGAAAGATTTAAGGTACTTGGTGAGCTACGTGAGCAGGGTATTGAGGAAGCAATCTTCTGGGAAGCAGACTTCTACTACACGGTAGATGTAGATAACTTCACCATGTCGCACACGCTTAGCACATTAGTGAAGCACAACCAGCCAGTAATAGCACCACTGCTGATGAGTGCCGACCCAGAGCAACCTGCATACGCTAACTTCCACAACATAGCCACGGCGAATGGTTACTTCCTAGATAACGAGAGCTACTACCGCATCCTTAATCGCCAGATACAAGGCCTGATTAAGTGCGATGTAGTCCACTGCACCTACCTCATTCGCAAGGATGTACTCAAGAGAGTTACCTACCAGGACGGCACGGATGACTACGAGTATGTGATCTTTAGCCGCGAACTACGCCGCTTAGGCATCCCGCAGTACCTAGACAACACGAAGGTCTACGGCTATCTATCCACACGTGAGAACGTAAAGGCTTGCACGGATAAGATGGCAGAACTACGCAAAGAGCGGGTTAAGAGCCAACTCGCATGAGTATCAAGCCAACTGAATTAAAGAAGCTAGTCGCCCTGCTAGATGAGGAAGCACCATCAGCAGAGTGGCTAGCCAAAGCAGTATGGGAACTAATGGAAGAACTGGTAGCCAAGCGCACCCAGTATGTAGTCTTCGCAGTACACCCATCGCTCAATATCGTACAAGCAGTCGGGCCATACGCCACAAAGGATAAGTTACTCAAAGATTATGCCAAACGAATTGGCGCGTATGATTCACATTCATATGCTAAGGTTGCACAGTTGGTCCACCCAGATGATATTACACAAGGTTGATCGGTAGTTTCTAGTCCTTTCCGCCGATCAATAGCCTGCTCCCTGTCCGTGAGGTTGAGCGGCAAGCGGAAGCCCTGTGGTTAACCCCGCAGGGCTTTGCTATTTCAACATCTCTGAAGTATGTGATTTACTTTGTCAAGTATTTTAATTTTACGGAGTGTCGTACGCTTAAACGGTATCAAAATCTGGTAGTTGCCAAAACCCTGATTGTTATACTTATCCTGTAGCCATCAAATTGGTGGCAACGAAAGGACCAAACAAATGGCAACAAAAAAACAATGTCTTGAATTGGCAGAAGAAAATAATCTAAACGTAGAGATTATTCCAAGCCAAAGGTATCACGAAGTTAACTTGCCTCATGGCTATCAAATAGCAAATGATGATGAAAGAACTGGTTTGTGCATGAGCGTTAAGCAAACTGCGTTACTTCCAGAAGTCTACAATTCCTTGTGGGCAGACTTAACCTGGTTAGTCAGCCAGAAACCCTGGCATAAAAAGTAATCAACAAACAATTAAGCCCACGGTTTTGGCCGTGGGCTTTTTTGTTTTGCATCTTCCCCTAATGCAAAGCTATGGCGTATTGTTATAGAAGCCTG